GTCGTCTGGCTCGTCCTCCCACGCGCCAGCAGAGGGATGATCTACCAGTTCCTCAGCATCAAGTCGGGCGGCTGCCGAGTTGGAGTTCTCCACATAGAAGACCTTGCGCTTGTCGCGGGTCACTTCCACCCGGTAGGTCGTCATGCCGTCGCCCCGCTCGCCCACAGCACCAACCGCGGCTCGGTGTCCCCGTCGTCCCACTGGACCTCGAACGGGCAGGCGTCGGATGTCGAGTCCCCATCGGCGCAGGTGTCGGAGTGCTGCTCCAAACCGCCGCAGACGGAACAGGGAACGGGCACGAGGCTCCCCTTGTGGGGCATCGGATGGTTCGGCGACTCAAGGCAGGAGAACGTCTCGTGCAGGCGGGTGGCCTCGGAATCACAGAAGGCCGACATGTTGCCCCGACAGGTGCAGGTCGGACAGGTAGCGGAATGGACACCGGGGGAGTGAGGCCAGAAGTCGGGGGTCATTGTCATTCCCCTTTGTGAAGGCACACGTCTCCGCGGCCGTTGGCGATGCTTGTCGGGTCGGTCAAATGCCGATGGCACAACTCGCACCGATCCCGTAGGCAGGCGTCGAGCTGGTCGAGTGCGGCGATGATCCGGGGCTTGCGATGCTCCGCCGTTGCCGGGTCAGCCAAGGTCGAGAGGCAATAGGCGCGGCGGGCCTTGAGGTGGGCCACGGAGCGGTCGGCGAGGTTCACGACGCCACCCCTGGGATCGGCTCATCGAGGTGGATCTTGTGGACCGCATCGACCACGGATAGGTGGGCGACAACGAGCCGCCATGTCTCCGCCGACGGGTCACGGAAGGCGGGATCGACCGTGCGGATATAGGCGACCAGTTGACCCCGTGCCGTCTCCTGTTCTGCAATCCATGAGCCACGGAAGTCGAAGTATCGAGCGGCCATGACCAGCTTGGCGACCCGGATCTGACGGCGTACCGTCTCGGTGTCGATGGTGGAAGTCGCCATCTCAGATCGTCACCCGCTTCCACGGCTTCTGCACGACGGACCCATCCGGGCGCACGTAGTCGATGTCCACGGCGTCAATCTCGAACATCGTCCCATCATCGTTGTAGGAGCACTGGCAGACCTGGAAGATGTCCGCTGAGACGACGGTGATGGGGCGACCGTTGAAGTAGGTCGGGTACGTCGGGGGGTAGGTGTCGGCGGTGGTCATGTCTACAATCCCCTCGCCCGGTTGAAGGTTTCCATTCCGTGCCACCCGGCGTAGTTGGTTTGGATCGTGACCAAGAGGGCGATCTCGGGTGTCGGCGAGTGCTCTACGCACGCCCGGAACGTGTGGCTGGTGCCGTTCGTGATCCCGGCGATGCACTCGGCGTAGTCGGCGGAGCGCATGTAGTCGGCGGGGCCGGAAACGGTGCTTGTGATCGGGTCGTAGGTAAAGGCTCCAACTGTGGTGGGCTCGGTGGTTGCGGTGGTTGCCATACCCTCAATGTACTCTCATCCATACTGTCTGTCAAGAGGTATGAGAGAGAATCTGAGAGAGTGCTAGACATACGGTCTGCCACATGGTTTAATGGAGACATGACCACGACACAGACCCCCCGCACGATCACCACGATCGACCAGAACAGCCGCCGTGAGATCGTCTGGACGGTCGAGTCGGCCAATGAGCACCCTCGGGCCACGCCGAACGGTTACACCCACTTCTGCATCGTCACCCGGCACGGCGGCACACAGCATCCACGCCGTCATCGAGGATGGCATCGTGGTCCGCCACTCGACCGCCCGGAGGATCTGACATGGCCGTAACAAGCCGAAGGGCGCTGAGTCCAGCGGGTCAACGGACGGATACTCCGATTCCCGATCTGCGCCAGCGCCCGGCACATATCCACCATTCTGCGGGATCGTGTTTGCTGTCCGTGGGTTATGTCCACATGCTTCACGACCGGTCACTTGCTTGCACCCAATGCTCGTGGACCTATGTCCAGAGCCGTTATTTCGAGGGTGGTCTCGACGCTGCGGCCGAACATGACTCGACGCATAGGGCGCACACCGATCTCGGCCCCGAGTGCGCCAGGAAGGGACGCTGATGTCGAGTACCGAGTCCGAGCTGGCCGAGGTCGTGGCCGCTCTGGCGACCAATGCGGAGATGGTGAAGCGGCGGGACCTGCTCATCCTCCAGATGCGCGCCGAGGGCCACTCGTTCAATGCCATCGCCAAGGTTGCTGGTATGTCGGCGCAGTCGGTGTCCTACATCGTGAAGCGCCATGAACCTGCTACGAACGGGACTGAGCCGTGATTTGCCGCCCCGAGGTCATCGTACTGAACCGGGCCATGAGCGGAAAGGCTGGACGATGACCGCACCCCATTCCCTCACCATGCAGGTCCGCTTCGAGATCGACCCCGAGACGGGCGCCACGAAGGTCTACACCGACGCCGACTGGATGGGGACCTACCCCGACGCCGACGAGGCGGGAGTCAATCTTGTGCACGAGTTCGAGTATCGGATCAAGCGGGCCGACAACGCGGCGATAGTCGAGGTCTACACTAAGCACGATCCCTGCCGAGAGCATGAATGGGCATGGGTCACCGCCGATGAGTACGGCGACACCTACGCATGCCCGAAGTGTGGCGCTGACGGATACCTCCCTTCGGCCGACGTGCCAGCGGTGCCGCGGTGAAGCGCCCCGAGGTCATCGTCCACTCCGACCCTCGTTGCAACCGGGCGGTGGTCGAGGTCGACGGCGTCGAGATGTATGCCGGCACCCGCGGCGAGTGCTCGGCATGGGTGGACGACTTGGTTGCCGAGTGGGATGCGATGTTCGGCGGACTCTACGCACCGGAACCGGAGAGGATTTCAGTATGAAGCTCAGCGAGATCAAGGTCGATGGAAAGTACGCCTTACTCCGTCTGAGGGCGGTGGCATCGTGAGTCGCCATGACGACGCGAGGGCCGAGTTCATTCGCACCCCTGACGCCGACGTACCGCCAGCGGGTGAGTCGTGAGCGTCCTGACATGCCCCGTCGCCATGCGCGAGCCCCGCCAGGGCAGCACGAACCGCTTTGGGCCACAGAGCATCGACACGAACGAGTATGTGACCTTCCGCTGGCTCTGCCCCGACTGTCGTCAGCGGAGTCTGTGCACCTTCGCAACACCCGACGAGGCTGAGCGCTGGCTGGCGAGCCATCTGACCGGATACTGCAAGGGAGCGAAACCGTGAGCGATAACGACGAAGACGGCGGCAAGTGGCACTACATCAGCGAGATGTGGGTTGGACTCTGCATCTTCCTGCTGGTCGTGATCTGGATCGTCATTACCTACCTGAACGCCGGGCGTGCGGCGAGTCTCCACCGGGCTGAGGTCAACGCCTGCTCGCATTCCACCGATGTGACAGCTTGTATCAAGGCGGTCAAGTGATGTCCCCCGACTGGCAACTTGCGATCGCCTTAGCCGCCGTCTGGCTGTTCCTGTCCACCGTCCTCGCCGTCGCGATCGGTTCGATCATCCATACCGAGGAAGACTTCGAGCGGGAGGCGATCGTGTCGCCCCGGAACCATGTCGAGGCATATCTACTGGCCCCTGACGCCGGCAGACGGACCGTGGCCGACGACGCTGAGCGGTGGCTGGCGAACCATGAACGCTTCGAGGCGTGGCTGGAGCGCAACGGCATGAGCATCGCTGACCCTGACTGATCCCGACAAACGAAAGAGAGCCAATGAAGAAGCAGGTAGTTACCGTCACCGACCAGATCGTGTGCGACAAAACCGGCAAGGATCTGGCACCCGACGAGGTGGTGCAGCGAACCTTGACACATCGGGGCAAGAAGCTGACGCTCGACTTGCATCCCGACGCGGCTGGCGAACTGGCCGAGCTTGAGGCGGCTCACGCTGAGGCGGTGGCCGAACTGGACGAGTGGATCGATGGTCTGCGGGTCGCGAAGAATACCCGCCGGTCCCCGGCCAAAGTGAGGCCCGCTCCGACCCCGCATCCCAACCGGCGGACTCGTGCCGACACCCTGAAGGTTCGCGAGTGGGCCGCGGCGAACGGTCACCCGGAGTACGGGCCCGGCAAGCGGGGACGCGTCCCGGTGAAGATCGTCACCGAGTACGAAGCGGCGCAGGAGGCGACGGCGTGAGCCACGATTACGTCAAGTTTGTTCGCACGGAAGGTTCCTGGTTGGTCACCCTTGATGGGGTAACGGTAGATGAGGTCTATCTCCTATACCGTGAGCGCCTGCGCGGCGGTCGAAGAAAGGGGCCCCCGGTCCCGGTTTGGGTATTCGGGCTAGATATCGACAAGGTCGAGTATCCGACACGGAAAGCTGCCGTAGTGGCCCTTATTGAGCAGTGGAAGCGGGGGAAACTGTGACCGACTACCCACGACAGGGTGATCTCTCATGGAGGGGCGGGGCGACAGCAGACCTCTTGAGGATATTGCAGCAAGATGCGCGGAGTCTTCGTAGAGCCAGAAGCGTTGCTGCGTCCCATGCCGTGACCACTGATCCCTGTTTCTGCGGTCACGCCAAGCGGACCCATATCGACGGTCAAGGGCTCTGCCTCGCCAAGTCCTGCCATCATCCAATATGTCTGATCTACCGACCGCATCCGAACGAAGGGGAATCGCAATGAGCACACCTGATCCAGTACCTGACCTGAACGCCACGATCGTCTCGGCGGTGAACGCACGCGTCGAGGCCGAGATGATGAAGGCTCTCAGCGGCGGGGCGATGCGACGACTCGCAACCGGCTCGTGATCTACCCGTAACACCCACTCGACAACATCTGACAACCGACAACCGGAAGGGGCCTGAGAAAACATGACCACCACCGACCGAGCGCAGGAGTGGGCCGACAACGACCTTCCCGTGATCCAAGCCGCAGACTTCGTGCAAGCAGCGATCGACGCACGTGACACGTACTACAACGACCGGCCGTACCCGCAACCTGCCGATTGGGCGAACGACGCCAACCCCTTCGCCCGCCCCTTCCCGGACCTACCGTGGGTGAAACGTCACCGTCCCGAGCCGTTGGACGCCCTGGAAGCGTGCCCGCCCCGTGGTGCCCGCTGCCGGCGGTTCGTGTCCTTGGACCGGCCCGAGCAGGCGACGGGTGGGTAGCACGGGAGTTGAGCGCCAGTGGCCGCGATGCTGGCCCCAGAGAAGCTTCTAATCCTTCTCCCGGTAGAACGCGACACCGAACCCCGCCTGCTCCCCTTTACTGACCCCACCGGTTGTGTAGACCCGCCGCAACTCGACATGGGAACGCTCCGCCGTCGCCTTGTCCGGGTCCACCGCCCCCGGTTTCACCCTCCCAGCCTGCCGTATCGCATCGCCCATCATCCGCCTCCGTCTCTGCAACCGGGGTCGCACCGGAACCTCGTTGACGTGCCCGTCGCCCTCGTCCAACGGCGCCGGGGTCGGCATGGTCGGCTCAGGCGGTTCCTCAACGGGGTCAACCTTCGGGACTCGACGCATACCGCTCGGCATCCGGTGACCTCCTAGCCATCCGTGACCTTTGGCGCTACCTTAGACCCAATGAGTACAAACACCATGGGCGGGGTCAACCGATGGGCATGAGCAAAGCGAAGATCCCAAGTCCCTACATCATCCGGCTGTCGGCGCATGCCTTCGAGCTCAAGGCGCAAGGCATGACCTACCGGGAGATCGCATCCGAGCTTCGATGCTCTACCCAGACGGTCTTCGAGGCGGTCGATGTCGGCGCCCGGTTCATCCTTCGCCAGCACGGAGCTGACGAGGAAGTAGCGGCCATGCTGCGCCGTCTTGACGCCGGTGTCACTGCCATCTGGGACGCCTACCAGAAGGGTGAACCTGATGCTCACGCTTCGATGGAACGCTTGGAGAAGCGACGGGCGCGCCTGCTCGGGTTGGATGCCCCGACGAAGGTGAGCGTCCGAGGTGACCTCACGGTCCATGTGGACGACACGGCGGAGCGAGCAAAGAACCTGCTGGCCGAGGTCGAGGCGTACGCGGCCGGCGCCCATGACGCCGCGGTGAACCATGCCAGCAATGGAGCTTGAGTCTGATCTAGCAGCGCTCGCCTGGTGGCTGCTGGAGATGCCCCCGGCGCAACGGGCCGCCTTCCTGCTGTCCCGGTCGTCGGAGGATCTGGCGGTCTGTGAGCGGGCGATGGCCGAGAAGGCGGCGATCGGTTGGCGGGCGACACCGACGACAATGGCGAACCATCTGACCCGAGGCGAGTTCAAACTGTGGCGTTACACGGTGCTGCTGGGTGAGAAGTTCCGTGACGCCGTGAACGGGACCAGCAAACGGCAGATCTGGAATCTGGAAGCCAGGTATGGGAAGTCGATCCTGGCGTCTCAGTGGGGTCCTGTATGGGCGTTGGACCGGGACCCGACAACCCGGCTCATCCTGTCGTCCTACGGTGACGCGCTGGCCGACGAGAACGCCGATGCCGTCCGGTCGATCTTGCGGGCCCATTCCGATGTGCTGCGGGTTGACCTGCGCCGCGACCGCCAGAAGATCGACCGTTTCGTGACCACGGCCGGTGGAGGGTTGTTGGCGGCCGGGATCGACGCCGGCATCACCGGCTTCGGCGCCGACGGGGCGATCCTGGACGATCCGTTCAAGAACTGGCCTGAGGCGCATTCGCAGGCCCGCCGCGATCATGTGGACCACCAGTACCGATCGGTGATCCGGCTCCGCCTCGAGACGGACGACTCATGGGTGATCATCGTCCACAACCGCTGGCATGAGGACGATCTGTCCGGTCGCCTGTTGCAGCAAATGCAGGACGGTACCGGCGAGGACTGGGAAGTGGTCCGGTTGCCGACGATCGCCGAGGCGGCCGACCCAACCTCACCGAATCCGCTGCTTCGGATGCCTGATCCATTGGGCCGCCAGCCGGGTGAGATATTGGAACCGGAACGCTTCTCGTTGGAGTCCGTCAGAGCCCGGTCGCTGGCGCTGGGGAGCTATCTGAGTTCTTCGATGATGCAGCAACGGCCGGCACCGGAGGAAGGCGGTGAGATCAAACGGGCATGGTTCCGGATCGAGGACGCGATGCCCGCCAAGGTGGACCAACTCATCACGAGCTGGGATATGAAACTGAAAGACAAGGAGACGGGCGATTATGTGGTCGGCCAGTGTTGGGCGAGGACCGGGAAGGACTGCTGGTTGCTCGACCAGTTGCGCGGCCAGTGGGGTTACGCCATGACGATCAACGCTATAGTGCTGATGGCGGTTCGTTGGCCTGACGCGGCGCAGCATGTGATCGAGAACACCGGCAACGGCCCCGAAGTCATGGAGGCGCTGAAATCCCCGGCGAAGGACTACGAGGTGTCCGAGGAAATGGCAGGCCAACTCGGCATGGTGGGCGATGAGCGGGAGATGGTCCAGTCGCTCCGTCGTCGCGGGCTGGGCGGGATCATCCCTCAGAACGTGAAGGGATCGAAGAAGGTCCGGATGCGTGCCGTCGCCCCGTACATCGAGGCGGGCGACGTGCATCTCGACGCGAGGGCGACGTGGCTCGGCGCATTCCTTGACGAGGCGGCATCATTCCCGAACGGTGGACACGATGACCAGGTGGACACCATGAGCCAAGCTCTGGCCCGTATTCACAAGATCGGGGAACGTCGACCGCCCAAGCCTGCCGGTGAGCAGATGGCAGCGGTTCACGCCTCGTCGGTTTAACCTGTCACCCATCCGGCGCCAAGCGGTCCATCTCCGAGCGCATGACGCACCGGCCTGCCATGTCCGCTTCCGATGGTTGACGTTGCGGTTGACCGTTGATCCCAAGCGGGTGACCTGCGGGCGGTGTCTGAGGTTGGGGCGGGAACGGTTGGCGGTCAGGTGCGCTCAGGAGGCGATGGAACTGTGAAGATCGTCTGAGGCCAGATAGCCAGCGCGGGCGGGTTGAGATGGCATCCGACTATCTCAAGCTCGATCGCCCTCGAATACGGCCAGCGCTGATCGTCCCACTCCACTTCCATCCCCATCACATCGGCCCCTACCGAGAACGCCCAACCGGCATAGCGGTCCCCGCCGAAGATGATTTCGGCAACGATCCTGTTGGCTTCTCGACGCATGTCGTGGAGCGTGGCTATGGGCGCGCGGCAGTCATGGCCGGGCCAAGGGTCGGACGGCTGTGCGATCCTGAACGCCGGCAACGGCCCGAGCCGCCATCGGGACGCTCCGCGCTCGATGATCCGTCCGTCATCGGTGGTGACACCCTCGACCAGCAGCGTCACGGTCTGACTCATCGATCGAGCGCTTTCTCTGCCGCTGCCCACGGGCATCCGTCATTGTGGCGAAGCGGCTCACGGGCGTAGACCATGCTGATTCGGCTCGGCCTGATCCTCTCTACGGCATCGCAATACTGGCAGTCACCGGAATGCGGCATGGCCGAGTAGCACCCGGTTTCGATGACCGCTGTCAGTAGAGCGCGCCAGTCCGGTTCATGCGTCTTCGGCTCGATCAGTGGAGCGGTAGCGATCAGATCGGCCAACGTCTTGCCGCCGTGCCTTAGAGAGCGGGCGTCCAGTTCCTCGATCGTGGACACGTCCCGGTAGTAGACATCTTCCGGTCGGTCATCCAAGACGGCCTCGGTGATCCGGTCGCAGCTGATATTCGAGGACTCGACGGCGCTGGCAGCGAACCAATCCCGCACGTCGGCGGCCGAGGCGTCACACGCTGCCCATTGATCGCAGTAAGACGAGAACACGGCGAGCTTGCCGTCCGGTTGCTTGACGATCCGATAGCCCATCAGAGCATCGACTTCGAGATGAAGGCGACGTGGTTACCAGCAGCGATCGCAGCGGCCGCTGCTGGGATCGACTCTCGGGCCTCGGTGATGATCTTCTGCAACCGGACTCCCGCATCATCGATCGCCTCCTGCATTTGCGCTGTCCGTTCCTGAGTCAGGACTCGCATGGCTTCGATGTCGTCATGGCAGTCGGTCACGAATCCGAGTTCATCGGACCATGACTTGTGAGCTTCCTTGATCTGCACGAGCAACCTCGTGACGGTCTGCTCACTGAATGATTCGGTGATCGAGTCCACAGCTTCTTGCTTGCCCGCTAGAAGCTTGGCCCGAAAGTCGGCCAGAGCCGTGTCCAGTTCCCGTCTCGCCTGCTTTAGATCCCGTGTCGCCTCGTGTGCTTCACGGATGGCTGCACGGCAATCGAGAGCGGCGGCGCCGAGCCGTTCGATCAGATCCTGCGTCGGTTGGCTCACCGCGCCACCTCTCGGGCCAGCAGGGCCCCGGCCCGCTGCCATAGGCAGGTCGGCTTATGGGTGAAGGGGTGACCCCAATCATCGCCCCGACAGAACTTGCAACCCAACTGCATAGGGCCTTGACCAGCTACCTCCAACTCCACGGCCGTGATCTTCGCCAAGTCGGCAACCACCGCCAGCAATTCCTCCCGCGTCGGACCGCCCGGTGTCGACTTCTCGGCATTCACGAAGGCATCATGGTTGACGACGAACTCGCAGAGACAGCCGCCGTTCATGGCCGAGTTGATCGTGGTGTAAACGGTCGAGGTGCGCACAAGCTCCAGCGCCGCCTCCAGTTCGTCGGTGATGTTGTCGCCGCACCACGTTCCCATTGAACGATGCCATGTCCCGTGGGTCACGTCGCCCATGTCGGAGTCGTGGGTCATCTCCAAGTACTCGGGCGCACACTCGATCGGGTACTCCAGCGTCAAGCGCACCCAGCCGATCACATTGCCGTCCTTCGTCGGCTGGAGAGGTACCGGGTCGGCGTGGCGGATAGAGATACCTCTCATGTCGCCCCATTCCATGCGGATCTCCTCGCCCGAAGACGTTTCTTCGCTCACCGTGCCACCTTCTCCTTCCCCTGCTTGAACCGCGGCTCGACCTCGCGCCGGTCCAACCCGCCGCCCGAACGTGACGCCACCGGGGGCCGACCGTTCGACTCCGCCGGCCGTCGTGCCCGAAGCTCCTTGGACCAGTCCTTGCGGGCCTTGTGGGTGACGGTCCAGGACTCACGGATCTGCTCGTACGCCTTGGTGAGCGTGCCCATCTGATCGGCGGTCAACTCCTGGCCGATGGCGTCAAGGTCGTGCTCGGCGCACCACGCCATGAGTCGACTGGCTGGCGTCGAGATGGCGATGTAGCCGGAAACCTGGCCATCATCTGTCACGGCAAGACCGGGCTTCGGATGCTTAGCGTCGAGCCGAGCCTTAGCGTAGTCGTGGAGCTTCGTCGTCCATGCGTCGTACTCGGCCTGCGTCATCTCCGCGGGCTTGACGACGTTGGCCGAGTTCCGTGCCGCGTCATCGATGACGCCAGCGTCGAGAGCATGGGCGAGAGGACCGTCTGTCTTCCCGCCCGTCAGTCCAGCATCCGAGCGGCGGCGGGCGCACCCGCATGGGCTGTGATGGTTCGTCCCGTCAATGATCTCGGACTCGCACCGGTCATCGTGGTCGCTGGTTGCGTCCTCGACCGCTCGGGCGTGAGCGCTCACGTTCTCCGTCACCGCCTGCCAGTCGACCGGAGTCTCGTCCACCGTCCCGCCTGGGGCCGTCAGTCCGGCTGTCACTTCGGGCTGACTGATAGGGGTGGCCCCGGGCGAGTCGGGCTCGGCATTCCGGCCCAGCGGTTCGGAGACTACCGCAGCGGGCGCCGGTAGGGCCTTCGGCTCGGGTTCCTCCCACCCTTCGGCGTCGATGACCGCGGGAACGGGCTGGTCAGAGGCCGGATGGCGGTCGCCACCTGTCCCAACCTTGGGACGTTTCGGCCGTGCCGCTTCGATGGCGTACTGCGACGGGATCGGTTCCAACGGGTGAGCGGTGACGTACTTGGCGATCTCGATGCAGCGGTAGGCGTTGGACTTCGAGATGCCGAACTCGGCCAACACGAACTCGGGGAACGTGAGCCCGTCCTCGCCGTACAGACCCTCGTCTTGGAGCGCCCACAACGCCTGGCCCAGCTCGGCGTATGCCTTGTCGCCCTTCTCGATAGCCGTCTTGGCCTCAGCGATGTACCGGCGGCGCTGACGCTTCGCGGCGGGGGACAACTTCTCGGGTAGCAGGTCATCGGTCATGCGCACCAGACTACTACACAACGAAACGTGATACGGTTGCGGGCATGGAACGTAGAGCGGTTGGATCACCGATCGTGTTGGATCGGGAACTGCACGAGCGGATGAAGGCGGCCGCGCAGGAGCGGGGCATCCATCTCCGGGTGCTGACGGCGCAGGCGTGCGAGGAGTTCTTGGACCGGCTTATTCCGGTCGACGAGTTCAAGCTAACCAGAGAGACAAAAGGGAACTGAGCATGGAAGTGTCCAACGGAGCGATGGGGATTGTCCTCGCGCAGAACGATGACATATGCGGCGTGGAGATCGAGTGGCCGACCGGTGGTGACCCTTGGCGTTTCGACGGCTCATCGAAACGTAGGGCGGGGGACAAGCGTGACCGCGACCTCGGACGCAATCTGGCGACCCTGCGCGCCCTGCGGAAACTGGTTCGACGGTTGGAGCGTGAGATCGGACCGGAGGCGTTCGACAAGCCGAAGCCGCTGCCCGATGTGGTCGTGACTGTCCGCGCCGACACGTCGGCGTTTGACGCAGCCATAGCGAAACTGCAAGCGGACATAGCCGCCGCTCCTGCCGATGACCTACCCCCCGGGACGCTGGTGACTTCACCGGGAGCGGCCAGTACTGCTATGGACTTGAAACGGTCCAACCTGTTCGTTTGGACGGGTGGAAGCGTCTACCCGAATGCCCGCTGGTTCGACACTGGGGAACCCTGCTATCTCGACCCCAAGGGACTCGTGAAGGTCGATCCCATCGACGTCCATCGCTACGTCTACAAAGCCCCAGTCGTGAGCGCCATCCGATGTGTCCGGGTAGACCCGCCAGTAAAGCCGAGCCGCCGAGACGTGATAGCGGGGGTTGTTGCCGATCCTCGCGACTACAAAACACTGCCGGATCGGATTAATGACGCTCTCGAAGCATGGGAAGCCGCCGACAACCCTGCACCCACGTACCGGATCGAACTGGACGCCGAAGCGTTCGAGGCGCTGTACCAGCAGGCGGTTCGGTACATCTGCCGTGGGCATGTCGTCGGTGCCACGTACAAACTGCTGGAGGCTGTCTGGCAATGCAAGGCGCGGCCGAACGACGGTGAAGGACTCGCAGAGGTAGACGTACCGAGGACAGCGGATGAGCAGTTCGCGTACGAAACGATCAAGGGTTGGGCCGAGAGCGCTGCCTCAGCGCCAGTAGAAGACGCCAGATCGTCGGCCAGCGGGCTCACGTACACCCCTGATCCCTATGCCGAAGCGAAGCGACTTCAAAGCGAACGAACGGTGGGTACTGCGGGAGCTACCGACTCCAGCGGCGAGGCGGAGCCAGAAAGCGCTGTGAAGTTGCGGGGCAGAGCGGCGCCCGGCTGGCGATTGCATGTCGACCCCGGGCCGGTGGAGCGCTGTGATAAAGCGGTCGGAGATCCTTGGGGGAGTCACTGTGTACGCCCCATCGACCACGGCTGGACTCCCCGGGGGCACGGGACCGAGACTGTCGGGTGTAGCAACCACTGGCAACCCGAGGACGGCCCCGAACCAGCCCAGCCGGTCGTCTACGGCGGGGATGGGACAGTGAAGAGTGGCTAAGGCTCGGGCGGTCAAGAAGCCGAAACGTCCCAGGGTCGTGAAGGTGCATCCGGCCAAAAAGGCGAAGGCGATACATGCCAAGGCTGTCAAGGTCCCGAAGGTGAAGGGGACCATTATTCACGGGGAACACCGGGAGCAAGGGAAGAGGTTCTGATGGCATACCGCAAGGTTGATACACCCAGAGGGATCATCGAGATGTCCGCTGTGGGGGCCTTGGAACGGGCTATCCATGCGATGGTCGAAGCCGAACGGCAGGCAGAGGAGGTGATCACCGTAAGGCTCATCCCCTCTGGTGCAACTACTGTCACGAAGCACCCGAAGTGGTTGAAGGTGGCGAAAGAATGGCATAACCTCGCCATGACCCTCGCTGAGGGCTGCGAGTTCGACGGCGACGACGAGTGAGCATCAATGATCTGATCTGGTTATCGGTCGTCACCTTCATCGGTAACTTCGCCGGCCGCTTGGTCGTTCTGTTCTATCGGGACACGCACCGGTCATGGCGTTGCCCAAGGTGCGGTAGGCGGTTGACAGCGCGATGTGGGTTGCTGGACAATCCGACGCCGACCATTGATGAAGCCCTTACGATATTGGTTGATCGGCACAAGGCGGACCACGAATGAGAACGGACCACTTGGTAAAAGAGGATCGGGTCAGAGATCTCGTCAAGGCGCTGGTGGATGACCGCTGGGAGCTGTTCGACCACTCCCCTGAGTTCCACTGTGCCATCGAAGCGATGGCGCAATCCACGGCCCTGATCGTTGACTGCCTCGCCTTTGGGTGCGAAGCGCTGAGCCGAGAGGCGGATGCCCACAAGGCCGAATTGTTGTCGAGGCTGACACCGACCTTCGGACCGTTATCGAATCCGATCAGCGAACGCGGGCGACAGGAGTGAAGGTTCTCATGGTGGCCGATGGTCAGGATGAGCCGATCGAGTTTGACTCCAAGTCGTGGCTGGCCGAGCGTGAAAACCACGGCAAGTCGAACCCGTCATGGTGGTGGGGTGAACATATCGGTGCTGTCGCCAAGAGCCTTCTAGATGCCGAGAACATTCATCAAGGCAAGCGATGACCGCGCTCGTCCTGCTCGCCTGTGTCTTCGCCGTCTACCGGATCTCCACCCTGCTGACAAGGGATCAGATCACCAAGCCTCTGCACCGCCGGCTGGCAAGGCGCTACCCGTCACGGATCGTCCCCATGTTGGACCCGAACGGAGACCCGGCACTGATCCGCAACGACGCAACCCAGGAGATGGAACAGGCGGTACAGGTCCGGCCTCATCCGCTGGTCGCCTTCCTTCACTGCGATCGTTGTCTGACGATCTGGCTATCGTTGGGGGCCGTGTTGGCGTGTCACGGAGTTGGGCTGTTGGACCGTTGGCCGCTGGTCGGCCTCGGATGGCTGGGGGTCGCCGGCGCGGTAGCGCTGGTCGTGGACGTGGTGGGATGATGCCGCTCGTACCGCTTTCTCAACTGGGCATCGACGTGACGACACGGCGGTATCAGGTCGGCGAGAGGTTGCTCATGGCATTGGTGCAGCATCCAGTCGATGAGTGGTGGCAGAAGATGATCGGCGACGAGATCGCCCACCGTCACGCCCTGTTCGTCATTGCATATCGACCGGGTGACCCCGAAGTAATGGCATGGGAATCGGTCACGGATGACCTGTTGAAAGGACGGTTATGAGCGGTATTCGTATTGAGAATGCAACCAACCGCCCGCAGATGGCCCCGATCTTGCCTGCGGACAACAGGCAACGCCATGAGTAACAAGGAAACCTGTCCAGTCTGCGATGTTCACTTGTCCTCGATCTGGGCAGCGTTTCAGGAATGCAGACCATGTCCGAACTGCGGCGCGCCCTGGTCGCTGGTCGAGACGGTGCGGGAGTTCAGGGTCCAAGCCGAAACGCAGCGACGAGACGGGTTGAACGCTGAGATGGCCGACGAACTGGCGTCAACGAAGATCGAGTTAGCGGTTGCCTCGGCTGAGATTGATCGGCTGCGGCTCAGGTTCGGCGCTACTCGTCAGAAGGTCCAATCACTGTTTGACGCCTACGAGCCGGGCGATGCTATTAGGTTGCGCCCATGAGCAACGAACCTCAAGATCCGTTCTCGGCCTTGGCCGAAAGTGCCGCCCAGGTCCACGAACTGTACCTGGTGTGTGGCTCGGTGCCGGATTCACTCCTGATCAAGCCATCTATCTTGTGGCTACCATCCTCTCCGCGTCGATGCGGGCGGGTCCGCCGCCCCAACCGTAGGTTCCGCATGACACGGTAAGCGTTGGCGTACACTCGGGCGCAACATGGCACCCCGAGCCGCTGTAGCCGAACCTCCCGCCGTCCCTCTCTCCACTACCCGCAAGCCGCCGACCCGCACAGCGGCGCAACGCCAGGCGAACCGTCGAACGGTGGGCAAGGAGAAGATGACCGCCTCCGGGTCGGTCCGGTTGCGGTCCATGGTGACCGCTCTGACCGCGGCCGCCCAGGTGCTCAACGCTGATGAGAACACCCCGGGCGGGGCACAGCCGACCTCCACGACGAGGGTTTGGCAGCACGCTGTGTTGGCCTATGCCGACTCGATCCCCGAGCTGGGGGCCTCCTCCATGTACGTCGGGAACTGCCTGAGCCGGATCAAGCTGAAGGGGGCGCTTCGCAACCCTGACGGCACCGTATCGGAAACCTTCGAGGGCGGTGACGATGACTCCGACGAGGTGAAGGCGAAGCTCGACCCGCAGATAGCCGAATGGGTGGCCGAGATCCTGGCGGAGCTGCGCTGCGAGATCGGTGGCCAATCCGAGTTCCTTCGCCGTTACGGGGAGCAGATGTTCCTCACCGGCGAACTGTACGTGGTCCCCGAGCAGACGCTGGCCGGGATGACCTACGACGTGCTCAGTGTCCTTGAGCTGGTCAAGGAGGGCCGCAAGGGTTGGATGCAGGTCATGGGCGACGGCGCCCCGAACGAGCCGCTCGAGGGGGGCACCGAACCTATCCGGGTGTGGCGTCGCGACCGCCGGTTCAGTCGTCTGGCGTCGTCGTCATGCAAGTCGTGCCTGACGATCCTTGACGAGTTGGACGTGCTCACCCGCCTCGTCAAAGCTTCCGCTGTGTGCCGCCTGGCGCTGGCGGGAATCCTCTGCCTGCCCGAAGAACTCGACTACCCGATAGACGAGACGGCACCGGACGGCACGGAACTGAATACGTCGCTGCTGATCGACATTATCAACGCGGCGTGCAAAGCCATTGACGACCCGTCGGCCGCATCGGCATTCGTCCCGTACATTCTGCAAGGCCCCGCCGACATTCTCGACCACGTCAAGCACATCGCTTTCCAATCGACCGATGAGTTGCAAACAACTATGCGCTCCGAGGCGCAGATGCGTTTGTCGCAAGGATTGGATCTGCCTTGTGAGGTGATCACCGGGCATGGCGACACGACCTTCGCCAATGCGGCGGTGATCACCGACTCGACCTTCAATCTGCACATCGAGCCGACCATACAAATGCTTGTCGATGCGCTCACCATTGCGATCCTGTGGCCTGCGCTGGCGCTCAAGATGGGATTGTCCGACGCCCAGATCAAGGCGGGCGGTTACCCGGACACGATCACGTCGGTTGGTATCCACTACGACGCATCGAACCTGATCTCCCATCCGAACCTGTCTCAGGACATCATCGACGCCTTCAAGGCCGATGTGTCGCAATGCGCCATCTCGATCAAGGAACTGCGTATGGCGTTGAAGCTCGACCCTGATGGCGGACCGGATGACGAGGAGAAGGCGATGCGGATTGACGCCATCCGCCTCACGAAGATCCGGGAACAGATCATCGCCCCCGCCGGTGACGCCGCGGTGCCGTTGGAAGACGCGGCGGCGAAGGCGGTCGTACCCGGGCAGTCGGCTGGGTCGAAGCTGATCGGCACGCAGGCGACCGCGGCCGAGAACGCGCCGGCCGGGGAGACGGCAGGTGAGGCGCAGGCAACGGCTCCACCCGTTGTCGCGGTCATCGCCTCGGCTTCGCTGCCGCTCTGGGCGTACTCGGTGGTCGGCGCCGCGGACATGACGATCGAACGGTGCGCCGAACGGGTCGGCGGCCGGGTGCGGGCGAAGCTGGCGATCGGATCGTCGGAGCGTGACGCCATCGAAGGGGTGGCGGAAGGCAACGTGGCCGGGGTGCTCGGCCCTGACGCCGTGGCGAGGATCCTCGGGAAGGAAGACATCGTGTTCCGCGAGGTGGCATCGTTCTCCCGGTTCGTGGCGAAGCAGGCGAAGGCGGCAGGCCATCCCCATCCCGGTGTCGTGGCCGAAGGCGTCGGCAAACTGGTGGCGGCCGGGGCGCGGGACCGGCTGTACGGGTCGGACTCGTCGCTGACGGTGGAACTGCTCGCACCGCTGCTGATCGGCGTATGATTCCCAGATATGCCCCAAGAAGATGCGCTGAGAATCCCGACGCCGAAGCGGTTTGCATCTGGCGGGATCAGTCCCCCACCGGCTCTGCCACCACCTGATCCCAAGTTCGTCCGTAGCCACCCCGCTGGCGGTGAGGCCCCGATTGCTGAGCATGAAACGTATCTGACGAAGCGCTGGGAAGCGCCGTTGTACGTCGAACCGGCGAACACGGGCGACTTCGATCCCTTCGGCCCGCCTCCTGCGCTTTACACCGAACGCCACACCCGCATCAAGGTCGAAGGCGGGCAACTTGATCTCGGCTTGGTCAAGGTCGAACCGTGGCGCTGGTGGATGCGATTTGTTCCCTGTCGCCCGCGTGCCGTTAACTATCTGCGCTCGTTCCCTCCTGGGCCGACGCAGGATGAGGACGCTTGGGCATGGTGGGAGTCGCTGCGATGATCGAGTTGGCAGCGATTGAATCCCGGGTCAACGCAGCGCGGCCGGAACCGTGGGTGGTCGGCGGATTCGGCGACACGGTAGAAGGTCCCCCGCTGGGCCCTTACCGGCATCCCGTCTTGGCCGACATGGTGCCACCATCCGATGCCGAGTTCATCGCTCACGCCCGTCAGGACGTACCTGCGCTCATCGCCGAGGTCCGACGCTTGGGCGAGGTGATTGACGAGTACCGAGAGGTCATCGAAGCGCACCATGCCGACTTCCGTGCCGTCAAGGTCCAAGCGGCTAAGGGGTTGCAAGCGCCGACCGCTCTGGACTGTCCCGGTCAGGTCGAATGGGCGCGACGGGCGCTGACCGAGATTGACCGGATCGTTCGGTGATGGGGCCTACGTCGGAACGTGAGAACCGTCTAGCCGCTGGTGAGCCGGACTACCCGCCGCAAGGCGACGAGTCGTGGCGCTGGACCACGGCGCCATTCGATTGGGCAAACGGGCCGCTTGTGGAGCGGTTCACCAAGCCAGTTGATGACCCGCATGGACCTGCCACGGTTGATCCGCTCTGGTGGCCCGCACCGGCGCCCGAGATGGTGGCCGATCCATCACTGATCGGTAGGACTCGGATCGGTAGCGGCGCCCCCGCACCGAAGCCGAAGCAGTCCCACAAGCGCAAGAACTACGGCGCAGCGAAGCCGACCGAGTAGCCATGATCTTTCTCTGGGAAGCGCTGATCGCAACGCAGGTGATCCTTCTGTGGGTAGTCATTGCCTTTATCAAACTCCGCGGACAGGTGGCAGCGCTGGCTGGTGCGACGGTGATCCTGGCCCAACGCCCAACGCCCGAAACCTCGCGACCGGACCCCCGTCCCTCCGTCCAGTTCCATAGCACCGTCTACCGCGGCGGCAAGCATCCGGGCAACGGTGTGCGCCCGCCACCAACCGGGAGCGCCTCAATCCCCCGCCGCCCGCCGACTTCCGGCCGGTGACGAGCCGTCGCCTGATCCCTGAGCAGGCCATCACCGATGCCGAAGCGCAGATAGCCAAAGCGGTCGCGCTGGCGGTGGACGATCAGCGTCGTGGCATGAAGACGGCGATGCGTTCCCACGGGCTCACCGCCTCCGCCGTCCAACCCGCCGCGGTGTGGTCGGCAACAGCGTGGGCGAAGTCGGTCGCCAAGCATGTCACACCTGCCGCCACCGCCGCGGTAGCCACCCTGGTACGCCAGGCGAAGGCGAACCTCCCGCCCGCGGTCACGGCCGGCGCCGGGGTTGCTACGGCCGCGATGGTGACCCACATCGTGAATACGGCGCTGTCGGCAGGCCCACGGTTGGGGCAAGCACTGGCGAACGCGGCAGGCGAGGACGATCCGCTGGCCGCCGTCGATGACGCCCTGGACTCCGGGGCTGGTTGGGTGGGCGACATGGCCGGGAGGATGGCGTCGGCGGTCGGGAACTGGGTCACGTCGGATCTGATCACGCACGCCTCGAACCAGTCGGTTCTCACCTACACCGTGGTGTGGAAGGCCACGGACGACGATCGGACTCGCGACGATCATGCCGAGGCGGATGGTCAGGAGGTTCCGGCGGGCGATTACTTCACGGTCGGCGGCGAGCAGTTGCTGTATCCGGGGGACCCTGACGGTTCGCTGGGCAACACGGAAAACTGCCGGTGCTGGCTCAGCTACAACGATGGGACGCAGGACCAGGAATCCGCTTGACAGTTCGCTGGAGTTCGCTGTACTGTCTGCGTCAGGTAGTTGCACGTTGACAAGTTTGCTCGGCGAAGTGTAGGGCAGTCGGTTACTTCCTTCCTGCGGATTGGCTTCGGCCAGTGCCCGGCCCCGCTTGGTTCTCGCCGAGAGTTCTGAACACCCGAAGTGCAGGTCTCGCGTACTTCTTTGGAACCGTTGGTCGTTGGTTCAAATCCAACTCCCCCGACCTGGTCAGGGGATAGCTCAGTTCGGTAGAGCGCCGGTAGTAAGCAGCGGGATCGACCCGGTTCTCGGGTGGATTTGTACCAAGCGAAGTGACCAGTTCCCATACTTCAGTGGTCGCCTTCGGGCGACGAGCCGGTTCAAATCCGGCTAATGCAATCTCATGGGGATTGAATCGGTTCTCGCTTGGAAATCCTCACCCCATCTCAATACAGACAGGAGATAGCAACATGGCAAAGTTCAGCGGTACCGCACCGATCCGAGTCCCCGCACAGGGACCGATCCGAGTCGCCGAGCAGGTTGCCCCAACTTACGAGGGGGGCGACGGCCGCTTGCGGGACGCTCAGTCCGAGCTATTCCTGCTTGCTGTGACCAACATGGTGGGCGAGGCGACGTTCTACGAGGCGTCGGCCGACCGTGACAAGCGGTACCGGGACCTGATCGCCGACGTGGTTCGCACCGACTCCGACTGGTTGCGTCGGTTCGTGCCGTTCCTGCGTGACACGATGCAGATGCGGTCCGCGTCGACCGTCATGGCAGCCGAGTACGTTTATGCCGGTGGCCCGAATGGTCGCTCCGTCGTATCCTCGGCGTTGCAGCGTGCCGACGAGCCCGCCGAGATCCTCGGCTACTGGCACGCCACGCACGGCCGCAAGTTGCCCGCCGCGCTGAAGCGGGGAATCGCGGACGCCTGCCAGCGGCTCTACACGGAGCGGGCCTCGCTGCGCTACGACGGACAGGACAAGGCGATCCGTTTCGGCGATGTCATCGACCTGGTCCATCCGGTCCCATCTGCGGGTTGGCAGTCCGAACTGTTCCGCTACCTGCTCGACAAGCGCCACAAGCGGGCCGACCCCCGCATCGGTGAGGGCCTACGGACGATCCCGCTCGACTTGGCGCTCATGGGACTGCCCGAGGATCAGCGGCGCTCCGCGCTCCGCGATGGTCGCGTGGCCGCGGCCGGATGGTCGTGGGAACGCCTCGCCGGATGGTTGCCCGGTGGCATGGATGCTGAAGCGTGGGCGAGTGTCGTTCCGCAGATGGGGTACATGGCGCTGCTCCGCAACCTCCGCAATTTCGAGGCGAAGGGCATCCCCGAAGACCTGAAGGACCGGATCATCGGCCGCCTGTCAGACCCCGATGAGGTTGCCAAGTCCCGCCAGTTCCCGTATCGCTTCTATTCGGCGTACAAGGCCAACGCTGGAAACCTGACGTGGGGTCGTGCTCTTGAACGGGCGCTGGATCACTCCGTCAAGAACATTCCAGCGTTCGACGGTCGGACGCTGATCCTGGTGGACCTGTCCGGGTCAATGACCTCTGCTGTGTCGGCCAAATCTCAGATGGCCCGCTACGAGATCGGCGCACTGTTCGGCGCCGCGTTGTGGAAGAAGGGCGGTTCCTACCAGGCCGACCTGGTGTGCTTCGGTCAGGGGTCGGCCCGGCTCGACATCGCCCCGGGTTCATCGGTTCTAAAGGTCACCGAGTTCATCACCAATCTTCAGCGGTCCGGTCAGTTGGGCCACGCCACGTTCATCCAGCAGGCGGTACAGGCCCACTACGACGGACACAAGCGGGTCGTGATCTTCACCGATGAGCAGGGACACGACAACAAGGCGGGTTCGCTCGCCAACGTCCCGCAGTTGCACGTCTTCAACCTCGCCGGGTACCGGGTGGCGATGGCCCCGCACGGTCAGGCGGGCGTCCACTCCTACGGCGGGTTCACCGATGCCACCTTCCGGCTCATGCCTCTGTTGGAGATGGGTCGCGAGCAAGGGTGGCCGTTCTAGCCATGCCGATCAGCACGACAACCCTTCGCCATCTTTGCGGGGAACGGAGCCTGCGTGCCTCGGACCTTGCGAAGTTGGCGGGGTTGTCGCCGAGTTACCTAAGCGAGATCCTGTCGGGTCGGCGGCAACCGTCGCCCGTCGTGACGAAGGCCTTGGCCGATGCACTCAATGTCACGGTGACGGACCTGAGCGGGCCCATCGTCTGCCCGAACTGCGGCTACTCGCTGCCCTAGTCCCCGCCTCACCGTCTCCTACGGTCTACCCTTGCTCCCAAAGGTCCGCCCCGTAGGAGGCTCCCCCGTTGTCTGACACCGAAACCCTGGTCACTGATCCGGTCGCCGACGAGGCGGCACGTGAGGCGGAGCTGGCTGAACTGCGCCAGAGTCTCGCCGCTGCTCCGATCGACGTTCCACGTGAAACGCAGGACGAAGCGCTGGCGGCGATCCACAAAGGATTCACCGGCAAGCACTCCCACCCGCATTCGACCTACGGGAGCCAAGGCGGCGATTCCAGCCATGAGCACTTCCACTCCCACGCCGGGTCATCGTCCCACAACCACCACGCAGCAGCGGTCACGGCGTCGGCGCTGGCCCGGTTGGGGGAGACGGAACGGCGGCGGCTCGACGGGGCCAACGAGGTCACCGATCCCGAGAAGCTGTCAGCCATGGTGGCCTCCGCGTTCGAGCAGGCGGGCGGCCAGGAGGCATGGGAAGCGCTGCGGGCCAAGAAGGGGCTGACCGCCTCCGTTGCCGCCGATGGGACGGTGACACCGGCTCCGTGGCACGCCTATGCATGCGCTGAGGGGATCAGGACTGACGACGGCCGGGAGTTGCTGCCCGGGTCCACGCACTACCCAGACATGCCCATCTCGATCCGTCTCCTGGTTGCCGACGAGGGTGGCCATTGGGGTGCGGTGACCTGCGGGCGGGTCGACTCGTGTGCCCCGCAGATGGCGCAGGGCCTCAACTTCACCTACTCCGAAGGCATGTTCGGGTCCGACCCCAACGGACAGTTGGCCGAGCTGATGGTGGAGGAGCAGACGCAGCGGTTCATCTCGATCGACCCCCGCGACTGCGAGGGCGAGTGGATCGCGATCATGATCTCCACCGGCGGCGGGGATTACGACGACGACTGTTTCTACGACGAATGGTTCCAGATGTCGTCGTTCACGTTGGGCGCCATGACCATCGTCCCGATGCCCGCCCTGCAAATGTGCTGCATCACCCTGAAGGACGTGCCGTTGCCGGACTCCCCGATCGCCATCGAGAACGCACCGCCGTCGATCCCGTCGCTGATGCCCGTCACCGCTGCCGGTGGTCCGCTGCGGCCGTCGCGGACCTGGTTCACCGATCCCGGCTTCCATGTCGGCGATCCCCGGATGGTGCTCCAAGAGGACGGCAAGTCATACGCCTGCCCGTTGACGATCACGAAGGACGGCCAGGTGTTTGGCCATGTCGCCTGGTGGGAATGCGCTCACACCGGGTTCACTGGCAAGAAGGTCAAGCCGCCGAAGTCGCGGAGCAACTACGCGTTCTATCTGACCGGCGAGGGTGTCGTGTGCGACGACGGCGAGATCGTGGAAGGCGTCGGACAGTTGACCGCCGGTTGCGGTCATGCTCCGACTTCGATGGGCGCAGCCGAGGCCGTCGCCCACTACGACGGCGGCTACGGGGCGTTTCAGTGGGCCGACGTGCGGGCCGGACAGGACGACTTCGGGCCGTGGGTGGCCGGTGCGCTCCGCTCCGACCTGACCGCCGAGCAGATTCGCCAGGTGCGAGCCCTTTCGCTGTCTGGCGACTGGCGTGATCGCGGCGGCTTCCTTGAACTGGTGGCCGTGCTCGCCGTGCCTGTCCCCGGCTTCCCGATCCTTCGTGCGTTGGCCGCTTCCGGGTCGGCCGAGATCTTGGACTTCTGCGCCGTCAGGGAAGGCATCCGAGGCGAGCGGGTCGTTTCACTGGTTGCCGCCGGCCGTGTCGTGGCCGTGCCGATCGAATCCCGCCTTGAGCGGTTGGAGCGGGCGTTCACCGCCGAGCATGACGAGCTTCTGGCGTTGCGTTCCCAGGTGAAGACGTTGACGGTGGCACGGGAACGGGACGCACTGGCGTTGTAGGATTCCGGTCATGACCGTCCCTGATCTACTTGATGAGGTCGCACGCCTCGGCAAGGTCATCGATGAGTACAAGGAGGTCATCGACTTGCACCACGCCGACTTCCGGGCCGTGAAGATCGCCGTCAAGGAAGGTCTGCAAACGCCGACCGCTCTGGACTGCGCCGCCCAGGTGGAGTGGAAAAACCGAGCGTTGGAGAAGATCGACGGGATAGTCCGGTGAGCAAGCGGACGATCGCCAAGAGGCGTCGGCTCACGATGGTCAACCAGAAGCCCATCATCCGACGTATGCCGCTGAGCCACTACACGGCGAATGGGCGCCCGAAGTTGACGCATCTCACGCAAGGCGCAGCGGAAGTGATGGGTGGCGATGCATATCGCTGCGCTCAATGCGGACTTTGGCACACCGGATATATCCGGTGACGAATCTGCCGACCACGGCCGAGCCGATGCAAGCGTTCATCACCGTCGACGGCGAGCCTTACGAGCCGCCCCAGCCGAAACCGTGCAAACACGGGGTGTTCGGACTGGACCAGGAGATCGCCAACATTGTGGCCGACCCCGACGACCCGCAGTCCCGCCGTGTCGGAGTGAGGGTGGCGATCCGGGTGATGTGCCTGGAATGCGGGGCGGATATGGTGTTCGACCCGGGCTCGGTGGCGTTCAGCTCGGACGGTTCGTTCACCCGTTGCGGTGTGATGGTGGCACCGAAGGGTGGCTGGTAGATGGCGAGCTGCCCATCGATCGAGGTCGATCACGACTTGGCGCAGACGTTGGGATCATGCGAGTGCGGTGGCGAGGTTGCGGCCACGGTCGACGTGGGGATGAGCAAGGGCGTCATATCCGAGGAAGGTATGGCCTTTACCCTCAAGGCCGAATCCGTCACCATCGTCTGCCAGGCGTGCGGGCATACCGAGGTCGTAGTCGCGCCTGCTGATGGCTGGTGACACGGCCTGCTCCCAGATCCTTTTCACCCTGACTCCCGACCCGTGAGTGAGGTCCAGTTCGACTCCGCCGGATTGGATACCTTTACTGGCGGGTATCCTCGGTCCATGACCGCTCCCGATCACACCTACGCCACGCACCATCCGCGAGTCCGGTTCGTGCTGCTGATCCTCGCCGTTCTGTGTTTCTGTGCCTTCACGCTCATCAGCTTCGGATGGATCACCGTCCACGGCACGGACGCCAACGGCTTCGGCTGGCTGGGACTCGGCCTTGCGCTCGGCTTCGCTTCGTTCCTGTAGTCTCCCCCGATGGCGGAAGCCGAGACGATAGGGACCATCCCCTGCGAGATGTGTGAGGAGCGGCTGGCGGTGGTCGTGGATCGTTGCCCGAAGGCGGGGACGATCGAAACGTTGCGCCTCGCCGCTGAGGCGGTGGAGCATCTGAGGTCGCATGCCGAGGATAACTAATCCGCTGGTCGGAAGACCCGTAGGCGTCTACCCTCAAGAAGAAACGAGCCGAGGGGAGGTGATGCCAGTCGATCCGCCGAACCCGGAGCGCTTGCGCTCAACGAGTCGTATCCATAGGACCGGCGTCACTGACATGGCGCCGGGCTTCAGGATGTAGCTCAGCAGTAGAGCACCCGGCTTGGAACCGGGAGGCCCGGGGGGCAGCACCTCGCATCCTGACTTGCTACTATCGGCACCGCACGCGAGTGAAACGGTTTCCACGGTGGGCTCATAACCCGCAAACACCGAGGGTTCGACTCCCCGGGCGAGCGACTGGGCCGCAAGGGCTCACCATTACCCATACAAGAGGGGGAGCGGAAACGACGATCGGATAGCCTGAGGGTGATCCCCACGTCTCACACGGGTGTGGTCGGCACAGGTCCGACTCCGTTGGTCGACAGGGACGGCGCTAGGAGCCAATGACCTAGCCGAACCTTTCCGCAATCTGAAGGGAAGGCGACA